TACGCATTCATTCGCCGTTTGTTTTCTTCGAGAACAGGCGTGACGTTCTGCACAGTGTTAAAGAGGATCGTGTTGTCCACTTCATCAAAGTGCATGTCGGTACGACGCTCCGGTGTTTGCTGTAACACCGCTTTTTTAGACATAGCCGATGTCTCCTACTTTGGGTGCGCCGTCTTTGGGGTCAGCATCGATGTATGCCTTCTTCAGCCACCCCATAGCGTCCTGGGGTTCTGCTGGTTTTTCCGGGGCAGATTTCTTTTTACCCTTGGTCATTTTGTTGGCGATGCCTTCAATTTCTTTGTCGATGTTGTCCACTTATGCTCCGTTCTGACTTAATACAATTCGATCAGTTAATGTGAAGTTTCCAGATACACTGATGCGTTCCTCATCCACCCAGAATGGATGAACCATGTGATCCAAGGTGGCTGGAAACATCAGAATCAAATTGTTCTCAGGCGTGACGTTCCACATGCTTACGCTAAGTGGAGATATAGATTCCCCGTACTTAAAAACTATGTGACCGGCATCCTGAACATTGGATTCGGCCTGTTCATCAAATATCTTTTTAGGCACATCCAGATACACGACGAAAGAAACAATGCCGTGATGCTGATGCGGGGGGTTGTGGTCATAACGCCTTTGAAAATTTATCCACAGATCGGGTAGGCTGATCTGTAAATCTTCATGCCCTGGCGCAAAATTCACACGCCCACCATCGTAGTGGTACACCATGAAATCGAACCACTGGAAAAGAACCTTTAGAAGTTCAGGAAAAACCTCGGTGATGTATTCGTCGTCATAGTTGTACGAACCACCAAAATACAAATTCCCTGCTAATTTTTTGTTGTAATCGTGATCCTTGTCTCGGATCTTTTTGCCTTCTTCAAGTAGAGAGTTTCTTAATTCATCAGAAATAAAGTTCTGATAAATACAAGGGCCGAATGGGAAAATTACTTTCCCGCCGTACTCGTCTTGAATGTTTGGGCAGTTTGTTTCGAGTTCTCTCATAAAAAAAGGGGGCAGGTTGCCCCACCCCCTTCTTATTGATTTACAGTCTGGTTACGCTTTGCAATCAGCCAAGACGCCAGAAGAAGCCTCGTTTTTAGAAACAAGACCCATTTCTGCCAGCAAGAGCTGTTTTTGAGCATCACCAGTCTTAGCAAGTTCAACCGTCTGGAAAGGACGGAGCCAACCAACGGCCCAAAAATCCATATCCAAAAAGAAGACATGCTCAGTGCTGTGCATGTTCCGATCCGCGACGATCCTATATGTTCCAAAGTCGGAAACATAAACGTCCACCGCTGCAACAACGTGGGCAGGAGCATCACCCTTAGTGTCGGTACGCAGAGATGAAACAGATTGTGCTAGATCAGAAATTGCCTGCTTGATGGCCGGTGGACACAGAATTAAATCTGCGGCACCGCCAGCTTCGTACGTATCTTTAATGACATTCTTGATGCCAGCTTCCGTAATGGAAGCAGTGGCGGTCGCCTCTGTCATCGCAGTCGTACCTGTTGCACCAGCAGCCGGTGAACCCGATGTCGGATTCATCGAAACATAGTTGGTAGCAAGCCAAGCAGGAACACCGGCAGATGCACGAGCAGCAGTTGAGCTGCCTGCACTTCTTACGATGTTCTGAAGCAACATGACTTCGATGTCACGCTTCATGCGTTTGCCATTTTTAGCCAATTGATAGGCTTGGTGCTTGCCGTGTCCGGCGTAGTTCACAGCGTCATCTGTACCTGAAGTCTGATTTACATACTGACTTATCTGTACATAATTTCCCAATCGCGTTGGAAGCACACGAGCGGTGGCAGCAATGCTGTCGTCGCCCTCAATCTTTCTGTTTACCGCACCAGCAGTAATCGAGTCTGTTTGCCATTCATAGAAAGTGTTATCCACATTCTGTTTAGAGCAACCAGAAAAGAAGGGTGTATCCAAGGGTGCGATTGAGGAAATAACGTCGCTAAGTTGTTCACGGATCGCTACTGAACTATAAGTAAGCGATGTGTTTGTAGCAATTGCCATTATCTATCGTCCTTGTTAGGGTTTCATAATATCTTCCAGCAAAGTAGCCGCATCATCGACACGACCTGTCTGCTTTAGACGTTTCATTTTTGCAGTACGGGTTGATTTTGCTTCCGCATTTTTGGACGATGCTTTCCCGCCTCGAATGACCTTGGGTACGTTCTTGAGTTTCTTGGACTTAACATCAGATCCCTGTAACTCGTCGTACATCCTGGCCTTGTTCAAAACAATGAAAGAACGGTGATCAACAAGAGTGTCAATCTCCTCGTCCTGGTAGCCCTGCACCTTTGCGTAGTCGCGCAACTTTCCAGCTAACTCCCGTTGAGATTCAGGCTTGCCCCACTCCGGTAGTTTTCCTACCAGAGAGGCGTGTTCTGTTTTAACGGTGTCAGCCCACTGCTGCTGCTGACCTTGATGCGCCTTTTGCTGTGCAGATGCTTGTTCTGCTTGGATCTGGCGAACCTGATCTGTTGCCATTCGTTGCTCTTCACGTTTCGTGACAAACTCGATGGGATCATCTCTTTTCAGAGCTTCCCAATCGACAGATTCCCACTCGCCGAGCTTTGAATTCTCGATTACGTTTTGCAAATACTGTGCGTACTGCTGCCTTTCCTGCTGGATCTGAGAAACTTCAGAGTTGTACTGCTGTTGCAGTGACTCCATCGTTTTTCTATCTTCAGCAAGTTGCTGGCTTTTCTTCGTGAATGAAGATTGCCGCGAATAGCCACTCAGCAGTTCGTCAAGGCTGACTTGTGTAATCTGTCCGTCTACACGAACTTCATAGACAAGTTCCTCATCTTCTGCTTTGGGTTCTTCGCTTTCGGATTCCTCAGATTCGTCTACGTCCTCTGATTCATCCTCTGAAACCGCCTCTGATTCTTCGTCTGGTGTTTCCGTGGACTCCAATTCTTCGGTGGTGGTGGCTTGCTCGGTTTCTGGTTGCTCGCTAGAGTTCAGAAGTCCAAGGATTGCCTGTTGTGCGGCATCAATTGTGCCGTCTTCCTGCTCGATTGCCGGTTCCTGCTGAGTGTCGGCCATATATTTCTCCATGAAAAAGGCCGCCCGAAAGCGGCCCTACCAGCGTCCCTGCTGGCTCATTAGCTAATGAGTTTCTAAAAAATCGGTTTGTTCCCGCGACTTAATTCTCCGGTGGTCATTACTGACTCGAAATGAGTTTTAAGTTTTTTAAGCTGTTGCAAACCTAGCCAGTAGTGTTCTCTGGCTTCCGTATCCTGGGTCTGGGAGTTTTCCCAGAGATCCAAGAATTCTTCGTGAATGGTCGTCCAGGCTTCCTGAAAGAGAGGTTCTTGCAGGATGCGTTTGGCAGCCATTTCACGTTGTTCTATATCCAATTAGTACGCCCGGCTCGTCCGACCCATACGACCGGTTCTACCAACCTTCGGGCGCTTATACTTAGCTGACCATTTCTCGGCAGCATCACGTCTCTTAAAATTTCTAGTGTCACCACCATAAGTGGCTGTGAAACCAGTTTTGGTCTTTTTAATTGGCATCTACGTAGCTCCTATTGCGACGGGTCTTTTCTGTTCTGCTTCGAGTTTCAACTCTGCCATCTTCAACTGAGCATCCACCTGCGCTTCAACCGCATCCTGCTGGACTTTCTGCGCCTTGATTTGTACTTCTGCTGATTTTATTTCCAGTTCCTTCTGCTTGTTCTGCATATCCATCTGCGCCATCTGCTGTTCAGGAGATGGACCTTCTGGTTGTGCATCTGCCGGGTTGGTCAGGAATGCGTCTACATCCTTGAATCCCATGTTCTCGATCATCCGAGCGCCCAGGTTGTACAGGTTCTGCTCGTTGACGATAGACAAACCACCGGACATGGCCTGGGATGCAAACTGCATGAGCTGTGCGAGCTGCATTCCCTTCTGGTCCCGGTTGCCGTGACCCAACCCAACTGCAACCGTACAGTCCATCTTGTCTCGCCACATATCGGGACGTATCGGCACCCACTCGTTACGCAGCATGATCACACGCTCTTTATCCTGGTGTTTGGATACCAGTTCGTAGACGAGTTCAGCCAGGCGTTTAACACCTGTTTCGGCAAAGACTCTGGCGATGAGTTCTACCCGCTGCTGTGAGGCAGTCATCACCTGGTTGACAGCCGTTGCGGTGGTATGGGATGTCAGGGCGCTGTCGTCCAATCCCTGGCTCATGCGGGAGATTCCAGAGCGTTCCTCGCGGATCTGGTCGAGGTACTGCATCATCTGGAAGACGTAGGGCTGTAACTGCGGAGTTGGCAGTGGCTGTACTGCGCCCTGCGCTTTTACACGAACGATGCCCCCTGGGCGAGATGTCAGCAAATCATCGAGATTCACCATGCCTTCCTGCACTGCTACACGACCGGAGTTCTGGAGGTACATGTTGTCGAGCAACGACCGCATCAGCGTTGTTTTAATTTGCTGTAAATCTTCCACCTGGTCGGTGATCGACATGCCCACAATCTGGTGTGGCAACGGAGTTGGTGTCAGCGTTGCAAACGGAATGGTGTCAGCCGGTTCGTTGTCTAGGATCTGGCGACCAGCGTAGAAGACGCGGCGCAGTTCGTTGATACCGTCGCCGT